ACGGCGGCAAGGGGAATACGGGAGACTCGACGCACTCGCACGCAGGCTGCGCTCTCGCCGCGAAGATGGATCCCGCGAACCGCCAGAAGTGGATTCAGGCGGCTCTGTTCATCGAAGCCATCACGGACATGCGCAAGGACGCTGGGATCGTCGCGCAGATGCAAATCAGCCCATGACCAAGACCAAGCCCATCCGCGGCAAGTGCTTCGCCTGTGGAGCAGAACCCAAGACGCGCGTGCTCTACAAGGGCAAGTCTCGAATCGGCTGTAACCGATGCGCGTCGCGTCACCGACAGGGCGGGAACTTCCTGGAGAGCCTCCACGATCGGCGCGAGAAGCTCGCTCCGGTCGCCGTGAAGATGAACCGGGCCGGGAAGACTCCGCTCGAGATCGCGCGCAAGCTCGGCGTCAGCACTCCTACCGTGAAGCGGTGGATGGAAAGTGTCTGAGCCGACCGCAGAGGAAGTCGGCCGAGTCTCGCTCGACGCGAACACGAAGGCGGGCGAGGACAAGCAGCTCGCGCAGAATTACTACTTCTCGGGCCTGTTCAACCGCGAGACGGGTCTCTACAGCGACGAGTCGGGCCGGAAGCTCTCGCGTCGACGCTGGATCGAGACGTACTTCACGATCGTCGACAAGAAGGGCAACCTTCGACCGCTCGTGCTGAATCGCGCGCAGCGGAGACTGGAGGCGATGATCCTGCGTGCGGAACGAGCGGGGATTCCGGTTCGCATCGGCATACTTAAGGCGAGGCAATTGGGCTTCTCGACCTACATCCAGGCGGTGATGTTCGAGACGATCCTCCGCGGCAAGAACAAGCGCGGTCTGATCTGCGCGGACACGAAGGACCGCTCCGAACTTCTCCTCCGCATCGCGAACACGGCGCGGCGGAAGATGCCGAAGACCACGGCCGAGGACGACTTTTTCGACTTCAAGATGTCGTCCAAGGCCAAATACCAGCTTGCGTGGGCGGCTCCGATCGACGGACTGATCGAGATCACCTCGTCCGAAGTCGATCGACCCGGGATGGGCGGCACTCGCGGGTTCGTTCACCTGTCGGAGTCCGCGCACTTCGTCGAGGCCGAACTCAAGTACCCGTCGATCCTCGCTTCGCTACCGAGCGAGCCGTGGACCTACGGCTTCGACGAGTCGACCGCGAACGGAGACGTTGGCCTGTTCCGCGACAACTGGTGGGCGGGATGGGCCGAGAAGGACGTTCCGCTTCGGTCGAGGACGTTTCAGTGGGCGTCGGAGTTCTTCGCGTGGCAACAACACGAGGAGTATTTCTATTCCAAAACCTACGGCGGCGGGCAGCAACCAAGCGCCGCGATGATTGCTGAGATCGAGGCGACGCTCGATGACGAGGAGAGATGGCTCCTGACACAGCGGTACTTCGAGCGCGGAGTCGGGTGGCGCAACGTCGGATACGATCAACTGGCCTGGCGTCGCGCGAAAATTGCCGACCCAGAGATCCACAACGACGTGAATCTTTTCAATCAGGAGTACCCGTCGCGCCCGAGCGTTGCCTTCATGTCGACCGGGAATCGCGTGTTCTCCCCGGACATTCTGGAGAGGTACGCGAGAAGGGCATCCGAGCCGGTCTGGTCGGGCGCCCTTGAGGAGCCCGCGGCATCCTCGCTTGACGGAGCGTCGGCGCAGTAGCAGCATCGGAGCCCGTGCCGCTCCAGGAGCCCAACCGCTACCGCCTGTCGCCCTCGCGTGACGGCAAGCTGCGGATCTGGACCCAGCCGCAACAGGGCCGCGCCTATGTCATCGGCGCGGACGCTTCCGGCGGCGGACCGGACGGCGACTTCGCGGCGGCGGTCGTCATCGACGCCGAAACCTGTGCCGTCGTCGCAACGTGGCGAGACCACACCCCGGCGATTCCATGGGGGAAGTGCTGCGCGCGACTGGGCTGGTACTTCGGGACGGCGCTCCTGAGCTTCGAGACGTTCCCGAGCGCGCACGGCTTGAGCGCGGCGCACGCAGCGGTCGCAACCGGCTACCAGAACCTATTCCGGAATCGGATGTACAACCGGGCGAGCCGGGACACGACTGACGACCTCGGCTTCCACACCAACTCGATTACGAAGCCGCAACTTCTGGACAGGCTAAAGCTAGCTCTCGACGACGGTTGCGACATTCCGGCGACGGAACTGATCGAAGAACTGCGCGCCCAGAGGTGGGACAAGCCGAAGACAGGCATGGGCCGGATCGGGGCTCCCAAGATGGTCTCGGACGACCACGACGACCTTGTAATGGCCTACGGGGTTGCTCTGATGACGCGCGACACGGCATGGGTCGCCGGCCAGCTTCGGACCGAGAAGCCCCGGCCCTCGAACGAATCGGAGCGGTACTGGGCGATGCAGCGAAACCAGGAAGGGACGCGACGGAGGTTCCAGAGGCGAGCATGAGCAACCTGAGCGGATTCGAGTGGGCGACGATCCTCGTGCTCTTCTTCTGCTGCGCGATCCCGGTGCTGTCGATGCTGATCTGCGCGGTCGGGGCGGGGCTGCTCGGATGGAAGCTCGTGGCGCGGATGGAGACGCAGAGCCGCGACCAGATGAAGTGCATCATGGCGCTGTCGGGCAACCCGCAGGCACAGTCGATGGCCGGGATGATGGAGTCGACCGACGCGCAGCGGGACAAGCTCCAGGCCGAGGCGGGACAGGGACCGAAGTTCCCGATGCGGCGAGCCCAGTGAAGATCCGCGACGACATCCTGCTGACGTGGCTGTGCGCCTTCCGGCTGAACCTGAACGGTGCGACGCGCTACGACGACGAAGAGGCTAGCGGCACGTTCTACATCCCGACGCAGATCCGTGAGGAGTTGGTCGAGCGCGGCTGGGCCACGATCCTGGAGAAGTCGTCCGACGGCAACGGTGGCGTGCTGCACATCACTGAGGCCGGAACGCTTGCTAGCGACCTCTTCTCGCCCGAGGCTGGCGTCGATCCGGTGCCCGAGGACTGCGAAGCCTGATGCGCAAGCCGCCCTCCACCCGCGAGTCCGCGACGCTGGAGATGCTCCAGAAGCGGATCGACCCCAACGGGATCCGCATGGAGCGGATGCGGATGGAAGAAGGCTGGATCAAGAACATGGCCTACTTCTCGGGCCAACAGTGCTTCTACATCGCGGACGGGCGAGTGTGGGACGCGAGCGGCGACATCCCCGAGCACAAGGTCATCTACCAGGTCAACCTCACTCGCAGCGCCGTGATTCGCGCGGTTGCGAAGGTTTGCAACGTGAACGCGCGCTTCAAGGCCGTCCCGAAGACGCCCTCGATGCGCCACCGTAACATCGCGGAGACCAGCGAGAAGGTGTTCGATCACATTCGGCAGCTCAACGACTGGGACTACCGACTGCACCTGCTCTGCACGGAATGGTCGGCGATCTGCGGGAGCGGGTTCTACCGAATCGCGTTCGATCCGCTCGCCGGCCAACCGGATCGGTTCTACCTCGACTCGAAGCAGACGAAGAACGTCGTGCCCGAGATCATTCTGTCCGACGCGGACATGCGCGAGAAGGACCGCGAGGGGCTCTTCCAAGACATCTCCGCGGGCGACGTGCGGATCACCGTCGAGAACCCGTTCGCCGTCTACCACGACTGGACGAGCCGAGACAAGTCGATCGACGGATGCCAGTGGATCGGATTCAAGCACTACATGGACCGCTCGGTGCTGGCCGACCGCTACAACCTCGACATCGAGGACATCCAGACGAGCGAGGCGGGCATCGGTCTGCAGAACTACGAGGAGGCCATCGCGTTCTTCGGCCAGTCCAACGGCGGATCGCCCTTCTCGTGGTACACGCCCGAGGACAAGCGAAACGAACGGGCTTTGCACGTCGAGCTCTGGCAGCGACCGTCGAGCGAGTACCCCAAGGGCCGGCGCGTCGTGTCCTGCGGCGGGCGCGTCGTGGTCGACGGGAACAACCCCCACGTCGGCGATCTGAGCGCGGCGTCGCACCTGCCCGTCGTGAAGCAGGATTGGACGCCGCATCCGGGCCGCTTCTGGGGATCCTCGCTCGTGGAGGATCTGACGAGTCCCCAGAACAACCTGAACGAGTCGCGCTCGTGCGTGCTCGAGTTCCTGCGCGTGTTCGGTCGACCGCCGACCTACATCGACTCGAACAGCGGCCTCGACGTGAAGAACATGACGATCGCGCCGGGCGGGGTCTACGAGATCAGCCCGATGTCGCGGCCTCCGGTGTACGGAGCGGCTCCGGTTCTCCCGCCCGAAGTCACGAACATCGGGATGATCTGCCAGCAGGATCTCCTGGCCGTCGCGAGCCAGTCGGATGTCGACGGCACGAAGCTGCCCGGACAGATGCGCTCGGGTGCCGCGATCCAGGAGATGACGCAGATGCGCGACCTGGCCCTGACCGTCACTTCACGCGAGGCGGTTCGCTCGACGCGGGATGTCGGACGCGCGGCGCTCGCACTCGGCCAGCTCTTCTACACGGAGAAGCGCACGGCTCGGTTCCTCGGACGCGACGGAGCCTTCGAGTGGATTGACTTCCACGGCGCGGACCTCACGAACGACCTCATCATCGTCGGCGAGCCGGGACAGATGGAGACGAGCGCGGGCAAGCGGCAGGAGATGATGGACGCGATCCAGATCGGCGCGGTCAACCCGGTGGAGAACCCGGAGGACCGCGAACTGGTGCTGGCGTCGCTGCACTTCAACGACGACGGGATCCTCATCAACTCGAAGCTCAAGGCGCGGAAGAATCAGGAGAACGAGATCCGGCAGATGATGGCCGATCCGGCGAAGTACGCGCAGGGCGGGTATCCGATCATGGATTGGGAGGATCATGCGCAGGAGTACGCGGTGGTGCGCGACTTCGCTTACAGTCAGCAATTCAGGGACTTGGATCCCATGACCAAGGCGATCATCGTCGCGCACGGGGCGCTGCACAAGAAGGCTCTGATGCAAGAGCAGCTTCAACAGCTACAGATGGCCGCCATGACGCAAGGGTCTCCGGGCCAAAAGGGTAGGGCGAGCCAGCCCGCATCGTGATGAGCGGAGAATACGTGAGCGTTCTAGCGAAGGGCCATCCAAACGCAAACTGCGCTGGAAGAATCGCCGAACACGTACTCCTTGCGAGCCGAGCGCTTCAGCGTCCTATCCCAAAGGGTGTTGAGGTCCACCACGTCAACGGAGACAGGTCGGACAACCGGCCGTCGAATCTGGTGATCTGCGAGGACCGCGCATTTCACAGACTGCTCCACATGAGGGGGGACGCCCTCAGGGCATCTGGACACGCCGACTGGACCAAGTGTGGACTCTGCAAGCAGAATGGTCCTCGGGAGTCAATGTGGCACAGCGCCACAAGGCCGTCGATACACACGCACAGGGCGTGCAGCGCGGCGTACCAGGCTGCGTGGAAGTCGAGATCGAAGCATTTAGCCGGCCCTACTGCGCCGGAGAAGGAGTGACGATGCCTGCGAAGGATCTGACCAAGGAAGAGAATGAGCTGAGAAAGAAAGAGCTCCTCGACGCCCCTGATATCAGGGGTCCAGAGCTTGTGAACGCCGCGGCTGACGCAATCCGAGAAGCGGCGTCGACGCGGGCGGCCATCACGAGGGCGAAGGAGCCCGGCAAGGGAGACGCCTACGCCGTCGCCCTGATTCCAATCGAAGGGGTGAACGAACAAGATGCGTGGGACGCGGCCTCGGAGTTCGAGAACAACCGCCTGGCTGAGGAAAAGATCCGCTCCGAGCGCGACGAAGCCGACTCCGCGACTTACATCTATTTCCTGAAGTGCCGCACGCCGATCCACATGGTCGGTGGCCGGCCGGCTCCTCCGCACGGCGTCTACTTCACGAAGCGGCCCGGGTCGGTCGTCGGCGATGACGACTGGTACGCGCGCTACAAGAAGGACGCCAACACCGTCTGGCGCGGTCAGGAGATTCTCTGCCAGGTCTGCCTGATGATGAACATCGAAGGTGCGCGCCTGCACTACGAGTGGCAGGACCCGCACCGCGGACTCTGGATCCCCGACAAACGGTGGATCTGGAAACAGCCGCGTGATCTGAAGCGGCTGAAGATCGAGGGCATGACCCGCGCCTTCGACCTTCCGACCGAATCGTCGAATCTCTGGAGAGCCGAGAACGAGGCCAAACTCGCGAAGGCTCGCCAGGAAGGAGTGCTGACCAATGGTTGACCAACCGAACGGGACGCCTACTGCGGCCCCGACAGTTCCGGTCGCGGCGAGCCAACCTGCTCCCGCGCCGGCAATCAGCGACGACACTCTGGTTCAGGTCGTGGTGGATCGGCAACCGCGACAGGAGCCCCTCTCCAAGCTGCGCGCGTCCTACCAGACGCAGACGGCTGCGGAGAACCGCTTGGCGGATGCCAACCGCATCCTGACCGAGCACAAGGCCGACGTGGACCTCGCTCGACGGATCAAGGCGAAGATCGCCACGGATCCAGAGGGTGCGATCCTGGAGATGCAACAGTTCGCGGAGAAGCAACTGGGGCGGCGCGTGAAGCTGCCAGGAAACTCCGCACAGGATGATGGTGATTCCGGCCTACCGTCCGGAGGCGAAGGTGCTCCCAGCGCGACTACTTCGCGTCTCGAGCGCCAAGTCAGCGAACTCGCAGCCAGGATGGCGAACATGACCGCGACCCAACAGGTCGAGTCGGTCGATCGTCAGATCGAAGCTGCCCTGGACGCCTACCCGATCTTCCGAGACACGAGTACGGAGGTCGGGAAGAAGGCACGCGAACTCGCGAAGCTCACCATCGCGGGGCTGCACGCCGGTCAGCCGGATGTGGCCGTGGCCGACCATGCGAGCGAGATTCACGGTCGAATGGCCGCGATCTTGACCTCGCAGGTCACTCAGGTTCGAGACACGAGACAGCAGCGTGCCGCAGAGATGCCCCTCGCCCCGACCTCGGGCGGGACTCCTGAAATGACGACCGCGAACCCCGACGGATGGGGGACCAAGAAGGCCCTCCGCGACGGCACGTTCCAACGGAAGATGACGGAGTTCCTGGGAGTTATCGGCCGCGCTCGCTGACCTCACGACAACAGAGCTACTCACATGGCTGGAATCGACAGCGCAGACTCACCCGGTGCAGGTTTCGACGGCTTCACGTCGGGCTTCGGCACCGCGGCGACCTACGCGAACCACGGACTCACGAACTTCTACCTCCCGTTCATCGCCGACGCTCGCAACAACTCGACCGTTCTCTGGAACATGGTCGAGAAGGTCGCGAAGGAGACGACCAGCGGGCGCTTCATCGTGTGGCCCACGCGGACCACGCGAAACACCGGACGCGGCGCCATCCGACCCGACGGGCAACTGCCCGACCCGGGTTCTCAGGGCCTCGCGTCGTGCTTCACCGAGACCCGGACCTACATGGGCCGGATCAAGATCGCGGGCGAACTCCTGCGCCGTGGCAAGACCAACGGCGGGGCGTTCATGCCGATCGAGCCGATGGAAGTCGAAGGGCAGATGGACGACATCGCCGTCGACTACAACCGGATGGTGCAGAACGACGGTTCGGGTCGCCTCGCGGAGTACGCGAGCGGCTCGGCCTCGACCTTCACCCTCCGGATCAACCAGTCGATCGAAGGGGCGGCGACCTGTCTCACCGCACCGACGATCTACCTGGAAGTCGGAGACCGGATCGGCTTCGCCATCCCCGGCACGGACGCTCTCCGTGCGCACTCGGGCGGCACGAACGGGTTCTACATCGTGTCGGTCGTGAACTCGACGGACATCCAGATCGCTCTGACTCCCGGTGGCGCTGCCGTCACGGTGGCGTCCATCACGGGTCTCACAGCGGCCGACTGGATCGTTCGGGTGAGCGCCGATGCGAACACGGATGCGCGGTCCTCGGGTCGGCGATCCGAGATCATGGGCATCGAGGGAATCTTCGGGGACTCGGGTGTCCTCGACGGTCTGGGAACGGCTCGCCCCGGCACGGCGACGGCGTGGAACCAGCACACGGGCACCTACGACCAGATCACGACGAGCTTGGCCTCCGCGGGATTCCAGGGGAACCCGGCGACGGCCAGCTACAAGTGGAACCAGGCGGTCGTGCTCGACAACGGCGGTTCCGGTGCGAGGGCGCTCTCGGAGGAACTCCTCCAGCAAGCGTTCTCGGATGCCGAGGAGCGCAACAACGCGCAGATCGACCTGCTCTACTCGGGGTACGCCACCTACAACTCCTACGTGAAGCTCTTGACCGGCGATAAGCGGTTCAACGACACGCTGGAGCTGCGCGGTGGTCACAAGCTGCTCTCGTTCAACGGCGTCGGCTGGGTGAAGGATCGCTTCGCCTACGCGAACCGCGTGAAGGGGATCAACCTCGGTGAACTGGCCGTGTACGAGACCGAGCCGCTGAAGCCGCTGAACTACCTGGGCGTCGGAGCCTGGGAGCGTCTCCAGGACAAGGACTCGTACTGGATGGGCCACGTCTCGAGCCAGCAATTCGTCGTGCGTGGCGTTCGCCAGCGCGTCGGGTTCAACCTCGTGGACCTCTCGGCCTGATCGTTCGACAGGGGGCGGGCGTGTTGCTCGCCCCCTCACTCCTCTCAACTCAACCCAGTATCCGCGTGCTGACGCGGGGGGAACTATCCAATGATTCGATCTCGAAACGTCGATGGTGCGCTGCGGACTCTGAGCGGTTCCTGGTGGGACCTGAAGTGCCAGCCGACCGATGCAACCGAACACCTGAACGCGGGCACGCTGAACGGCAAGGTCGTGGGGGATTCCCCGACCGGCTTCGCCGCGTTCTACATGAAGACGTGCCAGTCGCTCTTCGTGACCGTGACGATGGGCGGCACGCCGATCACGGCCCTGTCGCTGCTGATCTCGGGCCTGAACCAGTTCAACGAGGCCGTGAGCGAGACGCTCGTCTACGTGGCGACCGGAACGCAACAGACGACGCTCTGCTACAAGCGGATCACCGGGTGCAAGATCGTCCTGATGACGGGCACTCCCGCGGCGGGCGACACGGTGAGCCTCGGGTACAGCCTCGTGGCCCCTCGCGTGCCGATGCTGGCGAAGATCGCGGCGGGCGCGGTCCTCTCCGTCTCGGACACCAACCAGATCGGCACCCAGCCGACCTTCACCGCGTCGGACATCGTTTCGGGCGTGGCCCGGTACAACATCCTCGCGGCGTCGGTGAACATCGTGACCCCGACGACGGGCCACGGGCACATCACGGCGATGATCGACCCGTCCGCAGGAGGCGTTTAAGGGACGTGGGTCCAGGCTTGGAAACGCACGATGCGGCTGATGACTTCTTGGCTGACGCCGTAGCGTCTCCCAAGGGTCAACTGCGCCACGTCGCCGGCGGCATACGCAGCGCGGATCTCGCGAACCTTCATTTCGTCGAGCTTCGCGCTCGCGTTGGCCGTTCCGATAGCTCCACGGTTGGCGCCCTTCCTGACGGCATCCGCGTTGTTATCCGCAACGGTACCCAGCCAGAGGTGGTCTGGTCGAACGCAGGCGCGGTTGTCCCCTCCGGGGCAATTGTGAAGAACCCACATCCCG